TGTTGTTCCATCATACACGAGCATTTTACCTGTACCAGTATTAAAGAATAAGTCACCAGTATCGTTATTACTTGTAGGGTTCGACGAGCCAACTCTATATCTTTCGTTGAAATCATTGATGTCTCCACTAAGACTAACTAGATCACTTTCTGGTAGCGTCGCTTTGTGATAATTATATATCTGACCAGAGCCAGTTGATATTACGATAAAACGTATACCATTAGCTACAGTAGAACTATGAAAGTTAGAAGGAATGTTGTTTATTGTAACAGTTGAGCCACCTACAGTCGTAGCTGATGTACTTGTACCGCTACCATTTACAACAAGACCGCCTGCGTCTGATATACTAACAGCAGCACCAGAAGCCTTTTGTGTATTAGGAAACTGTGTTTCATTTGCTATGGCTGTAAAACCACCAAATATAGAAAGTTGGTTAGCTACATAATCAACGATAGCACCAGAAGTTGGTAGCTTAGTATCGTCGTCTGTAACTGTAGTCTGTTTTAGATCACTAGCTAACTTTGCAAGTGTTACGTTGCTGTCAGCTATCTTGACTGTTGTTACGTTTGCATCTGTAATCTTAGATGTTGTAACAGAGTTAGATGCTAGCTTTGCATCTGTAACATTTGTGTTAGCAAGTTTTGCTGTGGTAATTTGACTGTCTGCTATATGAGCAGTATCAATAGAACCATCAACATAGTGCTCTGAATTAATAGTGTCATCAGCTATCTTGTCTCCTGTAACTGCGTCGTTAGCTAAATCAGCTGTTGCTACAGAAAGATCTGTAATGTTAGAACTAGCAACTGTTATATCTGTAGGTAATGCACCACTACCTAGCTTTGCCATTGTTACAGCATTGTCAGCTATCTTAGCTGTTGTAACTGAGTCACTAGCTAGATCGCCTGCAACTATAGTACCATCAAGTATCTTAGCACTTGTTATAGCACCATCTTTGATATCGCTTGTTTGTATTGTTTGATTCTGTTCTTCTTGTGCAGCAAACAGTAACTGCTCATGGTTAGCATTGAGGTCAGCTGCCTTGACTGATGACCCTGCCGTATATGTAGCCTTTGCACTATCTACATCTGTATCACGAAAGATACGTATAGACTCTGGGCTGACTGGTATGTTGCCTGATGTAAAAACTACATTACCACCACCTGTAGTAGTGTAGCTTGTTATATTGTAGTGATTGCCTGATGTTTTTATGACACCATCTACTTCAACTTTTACGTCAGACTCTTGTATAGAGGGAAAAGAAAACGCTTTCGTCGCATTTCCATCCCCAGTATAATCTACGAATGTTGTTGCCATTTATTTGTATATGTTGAGGATGTTAGCTGTTGTATTACGTTTCTGTAGCTGTGCTACATCTCTACGTCTTTGCTCTTCTATCAGCTTAAGTATATCAGAGTCGTTCTTAATAGATGCCCATGCAACTCTACGTGCTTTTTGGAATAATCTATCTATAGCTCTGTTATGCCAATAATCTCTAGCATTAAAATCAGCACGTTGTCCAGTTCTAATATCATTATACATCTGTTTCATAGATGCAATAGCTTTTGGATTCTTTGCTAATTTATCTAGCTCTCGTTCTAAGTTTTGTAAACCTATAGCTCGTTGAAACTTAGATCTAATTTCTGGTTGGTCAGTTAAGTTTGTGCTATCAGGTGCATAATATGTAGACAAACGTAGGTCGTAACCACTATCAAACAAAAAGTTGCGGCCTTCTGATTGGTCTAAATTAAGACTTATAGGACTAATAGCATTATATGCACGAGTCATAAAGTCCCAATCTCTAAGTGGTTTACCGTTTAGCATGTCATACTTAATTGGTAAAGGTTTAGCTAATGGATTTATATTTGCTAGAGCCTCTGTTATTTGGTTACGGTTACGTATGGATTGTCTAATACCAGATCCAATCTCACGCATGTATGGGTTAAATAATCTACCTAGTTCATTACGTAAACCAGCTAATGGTACAGTATTGTTAAGTAAGTTTGCTCCGATACGTGGCCCTTGTCCGGGTCTACCACCAAATAAATCTACAAAAGACTGTATACCAGCTAGATATGATTTACTTGTTACAGCTTGTGCTACAACCAAGGATATTTTACCTAATTCGTTTTCTGTCCACTCTTCGCCCATAAGTTCGCTTGCATCGCCTACGTCAGCGATTGTAGACATAATTAAGTTAAATGGTTCAAACTGATCGTAACCAACACGTACAGCACCTAGCTTTATAGTTCTTGGTTGCCACTTACCATCTAACCACATCTGTCTTTTCTGTCTATCAACTGGGCCATTACCATTAAGATCACCACGCATCCATGCCTGTGTAGCCATAAATACGACAGCAGAACCAATCGCTAATCTACCTTGTTGTAAAGCTCTTGCGTTAGCTAGCTCTTCAACAGTAAATATACCATACTTAGATACACTGCTTAGATCAGCTGGGTTTGCAAATGCAATGTCGTTGAACTCTTTGACTAAGAAGTTAAAACCGGGTGTGTACTTACCTGTAAGTGCAAGACCATTGACACCAGTTCTAGCAAACAAAAAGAAAGGTTTGGCTAGTGGTGTAGCTGTAAATACATCATTTAGACCCTTTGCAAAGCCTGTAAGTTCTTGTGTAAGTGTAACTTCTTTACGTGCAAAGTTAGTTGCTTCATCTGTAAGATTACCAGCAGAGTCAAAGACTTGTGAATAGAAGTCATCTTCGTATGCTCTCATTAACTCTTTAGTTACCTTTGGTGTTTTGTAGCCACCTTCTTGTAGCTCCATAACTCTACGCATAGCCTTTTCACGCATCTTAGCGCGACCTAATACGTATGCAAAGGCATCGTCAGTTGCAGCCATAATCTTTGTAGAATATGTCAACAAGTTGCTATTGTTCATAGACCTAGCCATGTTAGCAAGTCTAAATGCAGCCTGCTCTCCGGGTGTAGCTCTACCGCTATCTTCTGCCCAACGACGTAGTATCTCCCAGTTATCGTCACCTCTAGTATAATCAGAGAAACGTGTCTTAATAGTTCTTAGATCGCCTTTCCAGTAAGAATTTAGCTTTGTTCTAAATATTCTAAATGAGTCTGGTATAGCTTCTACCATACCGTTGACAGCTGCAAGACTAGATCTTAGTCCACGAGTGTCTCCAGTAAATGGTGCTTTTACAGCGTAACCTAATGCAGTTGCAAGAGGTCTTAGTAACGTTGCAGTTGATGTACCCATAATAGCTCGCATTGGAGTTTTAGGGCCAGATAGAATACTATTAGTCATTACACCTTCTAGTTCTCTGATAATAGCACCAGTACGATCTATACCATTAGGTTTTAACTTACCACCTTTCAGCAAGGTACGCATAAGATTATCAAAGTCGTCAAGTGAGTTGACATCATCCATCATAGAAAACGCTTCAAACAATGCGTTTAGTAAATTATCATCTGCATCATCTTTTGCAAGATTTAGTACAGACGTTATAGCTTCTTTTGCATCTTCTACTTCTTGTTTTACTACAGTTTCTAGTGCTTCTTTTCTAGCTTTACCAGCACCCAAAGCTCTAAATGAGTCAGACTTGATAAATCTTGCTTTCTTTGTTTGGTACAATGCAGTTAGCATAGTATCTACAATTTGCTTAGCTGGGCCATCTATGTCATTTAGATCAACTAAGTCTGCTATCTCTCTACCAGCAATACCAGTATCACGTAGCTGTTTCATTAGTGTACCTAGTACAAGGTCAGCAACAACTACGTTCTTAGATGTCCAGTTTTCAAAACCATCAATAACATCGTTAGTTTCAAACAACTCTTTTAGATATTCTTCTGGTGACATATCTACAGGATTTCTACCCTGTGTAATACGTTGATGTGCTTCGATAGCTTCTCTGTATGTAGCAGCTAAAGCTTTTCTACTACCTTTTGCCTTTTCTAATTC